TAAAGTTTATATCATTAAACCAGCTTCTATATAAATCAGCATTTTGTTCTTTTGTTAATTGTAATACTGTATCTAAATTTATTGATAATTTATTTTCAGCAGTTAAAACTCCGTCTGTTATACCTATGGTCTCTGGAATAAGTAATTGCCCAGATGAGTTATCAGGAGCACCGTATTTATAAACAACGTTGCCGTTAGAATCCTCGGATTCTATACCAAGTATTTCTAAGTCAAATGCATCTCTAACAGGAAAAGAATTCCCAGTACTTACATATTCATCAGGGCATTCAAAATTAACCGTAAAACCAGCCAGGTCTTCGATTTCTATCCTATCGCCCATTGTAAAGATTGGTACGCCTGATGCGTCTTTACTAGGAGCGGGTGGAGTTATTAAGTGTCCCTGAGAATCAACGATATTCCATATTATGTTAAAATCAGAACCACTTTCCTTAATTGATATTGAGCCTATTTTTCTCTCAGATTGCCAAGAGTAAGTATCATTTATTGCAGCGGTTAAAGCTGCGTCTTTATTATCATAGCCAGCGGAATCTCCTAATAATTTAACCGTAAAAAAAGCATCAAGCACACCTTTTGAAGATAGAGAATGATATCCACAAAAACCATATGAATCATGAATCTCTAGTACATACTTGTAATAGTTTCTATTTGTCGGAGAGCTCCATTTTTGTTTAAATACATTAGACCCTCCAGCTGAATTTAAAACCGCAGAGTCATCATTAAGCCAGGGGCCAGATGGATCACTAGATGTGAAAGACCTTAAAACTACCTTGCCTCCTTGAAAATCTTGATCCCTATTGATATATGATAGGGTCATTTGATTCCCATATAAGTCGGCATAGGATTCTTCTAACTGACTACGAATATTTTCAACTTTAATTGTTCCAATAAATCTATGCTTATATTTATCAAGCGCACTATTATAAAAAATATCCTTACCAATAACCTTTACATATATAAATCTTTCTTCTTCGCCAATTAAATCTTCAATCAGCTCTTTCGAGAAGCCGATGGAAAAATTATCCTCATCTATAATAACAGATTGCCCAATCCGCTTATCATAACTCAGGTCAACAATTTGACCTTCCTCGCTAATCGGCAAATCTGAATCAAATACAGCTGATCCAGCAGGAGGATTCTGCACATCTGCAGCAGTAGATATCCTCTCCTGAGGGGGTTCTTTATAAAAATATATTTCAAAATGGCTAAACAAACTTTCAAATAAGTCTACATTAGACGCATTAACTACAGTGCCCTTTGGAGATCCTGTGAAACCATAAGGAGCCTTTAAGTCCCACTTAATTAAAGCACTTCGCCCAATAAACTCACTTTCTACTTCTAAAGAATTATCCAGCTCCAAGTTTGGTGCAGCTCGCCTGGGTGATTTTTTAACTACAGAATACGCAGATGGTTTTTTTGCGATCAAGCGATCTACATATAAACTATTAAACCTAAAAGTTCCATCAATATCTGGCGCAGGAATAACTTTGTCCAACTCCACATAAGGAGACCGTATACCAAGTTCGTTCTCGGCATACATTCGCATTCTATAATCTCCATATTTTTCTCCAAGAGGAACAACCTTTGAAACAGCTAGTCCATTATTTTCTAAATTAGATAATTCAGATTCGCTTATTCTACTATGATACAAATCTGGAGACCCATCCGTATTCCAGCCTTTTCCAAGTTTATGAGTAAAGCTTCCTGTATTTGAAGAGCCAACAAGGTAATAGGTGTCAGTATGACTGTATATCTTGAACGATACTAATATATTAACTCTACTGCTCATTTCTAAATGTTAAATCCTTTATTGATACATCTGATGGCGCTTTTGGTATAGCCATGTTAACTTGGGGAGGAATAGGTAAACTCGGCCTATTAAGACTGAGAGATTTTTCAATAATTCCAAATTTTTCTTTATTGTACTCGCTAGCCTTGATATCATAAGTACCATTCTCTTCTGCGATAGAATTAATTCTGTATTGCCTTCTTCCAACATTCTTATAGTCATTAATATCATATGTAATTGGTTTTTGAATATCTATATTTATATTTATAAACTCTAGATCTTCAGTCCCTCCCTCTAAAGCTAACTCAACCTCACTCAATGTGGGTCCAGAAACCTTATCGTCGATCTTTATGTAATTACACTGTCTAGTCACTTCTAGGCCAGATGAACTTTTAATTGTCTCTTCTCGGCTAAACACTTTCCATCTGTTATTATTAATTAATATAAATTCTTTAGCAACGTCTTTAAAGTTCTCGCATCGCAGGATGCCATATTTAAGACTAGGTCTATAGAAATGAAAAACCTCTGAAGATCCAGTCGGCCCAATTGAATCAACTAATAAGCTAATTTTATTAATAAACCTAAGAGACCCTAGGTAATAATGGTCTACAGCCTGATAAGGAGCTAAATTAACTTCTCTTAAAAAGTCTCCATCTGGGTCGATTGATATAGAAAAGCCGCCCAGCCCTTCCCCTTTATTAGAAGTCTGGTCAACTTGTATGAAATTTCTGTATACAGAATCATATCTAGTTACAGAAAACTCACCAAAAAGCTCATGATAATATTTATTAGAATCATTAACCGCTTGAGCTCCAATTGAATCAAGCGCACTTTCTAAATTCTGAGCCTGCCTCTCTAGTTCGCCAAAAAATTCTCTACGATAACCTCTAATTGCCCAAGTTGACCCCACAGATATTTGTTCTAAAGATGACACTGTATCATCAATAACATTTGCAATGCTTTTTTCTATATAGTAAAAATGCTCTCCACCAGAAACATCCTCGTCAATAGTAACAAATCCTATATTTTCAAAAGTCGCTTCATGAAAAGTTTCGTTTCCTCCGTAATTTTTTATAAACTCTATCTTAAAATTATGATTAGAAATATAATCAGAAGAAACCTTAAAATAATCAGACGACTCAATTTTTCTAATTACTTCAGAACCATTATCCATATAAGAAATTTCAGGCAAAACTCCAAAAGAAATAAACTTTACTATATCACCAGAACTTAGATCGTGGTATGGACTCTTTACATTTTTCGACAAAGCTTTTACAGAAAATTTATATTTCCTCCGAAGCTCTACGATCTTTCTTTTATTAGACGAAAGAAACCCATCAAAGTATATAATTTGGCTTCTCTTTGCGCCAGCAATTAAAGAGTCTTGGTCTTCGCTATCAAAAGCCGAGCGAGAGTCGGATAGCATTTTCATCTTCTTATATAATCCAGTAGGCTCACCATCAGGGCCTTCCTTAACGCCGATTTCTTCAAAGCCTTGAGGGGAGGCTACGCACAGTTCTACCCGATCGTTATCTTTATTTGTTACGGGGTCATAAAACTTAACATCAGAAATAATTTTATCAACAAATACAGTCCTAGAATCCTTGTCTATCTTTTTTATTCTTCCGTTTACGTTTTGCCCAAACCTTCTGCTATCAGAAATTTCTATAATCGCACCTGGATACAACATAGAACCTTCGATTCCAGACTTAAATGATACAACTTCGCCCTCAAGAAGTGGAGCTGTAACAGTAAACCTAGCAAGCCTTTGAGCTTGACCTCTAGAAGTGCAACCAAGGCCAACAATATCCTGCTCTATGTAGCCAAATTTTTCTATACCACTAGGATCCTCAAAGTATTCTACTTTTGATCTAAAATCATCATATTTATCTACATACGTCACCTTGGCTACAGTTACCCTTGAGGCTTTACTGGCTCCAGCATAGGCAAACCCTTCTTTTTCTACATTAGCATCAGTAAAGAGCATGACTGGTTCTTGTATAGTTTCAGGGGAGAAAGAAATTTGTCCGTTTACATAATTTAAAACCGTCCTAAAAGAAGCGGTTAATTCCCTAACAACATCTAAAGCGCTTTCTTGCTCAGTATAAAGCGTGTTTATCGAAAATCTTGGCTCAACTAAAGGATAACTCACCTCACAAACACATCGACCCTCTGTCTTAAAAACTACACCAGAAGTTCCCCCAATTAAATCATGATTAGATATTTGTTGGGTTGTAGGGTTTTCTAAAAAGCTGGGCCCATATAAAGTCAAACTTCTCCTTGACTTATCAATAGAGGATATGATCCTTCGGTCTACAGAACCATCTTCCATAAAAAATGCAATAGTTCTACCATTATTACCAGACACAACACTAAGGTCTTGCATGCCATTTTGAAAACCTTGGTTAAACTCTCTATCAAACTCTTCTTCTGTTATTAGCTCTTCGTTTTCATCGACGATAATAATTTCAAATGTCCTAGCCTTCGCGAACTCTTCCCAGTATCCGCTGTTTTGATCTTCAGAATCTATTAGGTAGTTTCTTGCGGCCCGATTTTCCTTCTTCTCTTGAGGACTTTCATTATCTGTTATAAATTTACGTAGAGGTCTTTCATTAGGAAACCCTGTCTCAACTAATTCATCACAAAATTTAGCTACATTATAAAGATTCCAAATGTCTATATCTTCAGCGGTGAGCCCTGATTTGCCCACGCCAAACCTAGTGTTGGTTAAAATATCTAAAAGTATCCATGCAGGATTCTCAGTCCACACAAGATCGGTTTCAGATATATCATTAAATTTGTCTGCAGGTTTTTGTCCTCGAAATAGCCCATTCCATGCACCTAAACAAGATCTTGAGTAGACATTATAATTCGTGGGCACTGCAACTTTTTTTAGTTTCACTAAATAGTTTCTGTCTGGAATTTGCTGAAAGTTTACAGAGTCAAACTCTGTTGCGATCCAAGCAGTGCATGGGCTTGAAAAATTAATTCTTTTACCAGCAAGTGTTTTGTGCTGGCGGATACCTTTTAATGAAAGTCTTTTTTGGGTTTCGGATTGTTCTTTAACTCCAGTAATTTCAGATGTACACCTAACAAATTGAACGGTCAATGATTCACCTTGCCCAATATAAGGCAGTGCAATATTAAAATCTATTGAAGCTGGAGCGGTACTAATGCCCTTGACCACCATAAAGCTTTGATTGTAATTATAATTACCAACCTTCTTCCATTCGTTTCCAGGAATATCTTTGTGCTGAGAGTCAGATAGGTTCCCGTCAGTATCTCTAACCTGAAGATTCCTAGAAGCGTACAGGCTTTCATTAATACGCTCTTTTGAGGTGTATTTATACCAACGCTGTTTTTTGCTATCCCAGGTCCATCCTTGCATTTTTCCATGAGCATCGGCCCCATACTTGGTGTTGTAAGTGACGCCTGACAATCTTTCATACATTAGAGCCTTAGTTACATAAACATAACCATCATTCCCCAATGTTTCATCGTCAGAAAGGTTGGCTTTTATTAAAGACATGCATAAATGAAAATTGTTTAAAAATATATTCTCAGAAGATCTACCAGAAGCAGCTTGCGCGCAGACAACCCCAAGCACTTCTGCCGCAGTAGACACTCTAGCTTTAGACTGAACCTCTAATTGGCCAGAATCATGATTTATTCTTTTATTAGAATCGAAATACAAAGACATGATTTCTCGCATCGTCTTATCTCCCTCGCCCATGAAATTAAATTTAGAATTAGAATTATATGCTTGCCTAAACTTATTAACAAAATCTTGCGCAGAATTAACCACTTCAAATATTCTACCTTTTAATGGCTTATTATAAGGGGTATCAGAATACCAGCCCTTCCACTCATCATTAGAGCTTGAAGGTTGATCAGAAGAAAGATTATTATAATAGCCTGCCGTAACAAACCTAGTATTAACTCCGTCGGGATGTGTTTGATTACTGAAATGATATTGCCCAGTAGATAAATTTTCAAATAATGTCCATGTAAAATACTGAACAAGAATATCACTAGTAATAAATAAAGTGGGTCTTATATTTGACCTTGATAAATAATTACTAAGATAATAATTACTTGTATATGATTGATTTGATTGAGCAACATCCTCCAACTGAGAATAAGATGCATCTGCAGATCTAACATCAATAGGGCTAACATATTTTTTTCCATCAAAAATTCTTACAGCAACCTTAACAGCAACTGGGTTAGTCCCTTGGGTCACACTTACTCGCTTACTTATAAACCTCCTCCTAACTCTTTTGTCTGTCCAATTATGGAACATTCTTTCTGAAGAAAGATTTAAAGTTAAAATCCCTACGTTTCGATCAGAAACAGAATAGGTAAAAGCGCTTGCTCCAGATTTTTGAACGTTTGCCGTAAAGCCAGATATTTCTTCATCTGGGCCAAGCAATGGACTCTGACCTTTTCTCTCAAAATCTATTCCATAGATAGGGTTTTTATAGTTACTAGATTCAGAATTATAACCCAAAGAAAAGATTGGTTGGGTTTCTCCAGCCCCAGCATCTTCGTTAGGGATAACATTTAACTGACCTTGGTCATTCATTAACTTTACTTCGTTAATGTATATAGATTTCAACAAAGGGTTTTGATCGAACCGCTCATAATTATTGCCATAAGATGAAACGGTAATTCCATTGGAGTCACAAAATCCCTCAATAGGCCCTTCAGATATTAAGTCGTGAGTTACAAAACTAGTATATGACTCAATCATCCCACTATCAATATTCCCTGGAAGAAACTTATTCCTTCGAGAAAAAGATGAGGTAATTGAACCAATCCTAAGCATTCCATACCCTACAGGCACTGGGCCGCCTTGTTTTCTTATGTTTGGTCTGTCCCCAAATGCATAAGATTTAGTGGTTCTGGTCTGGTTATTAACCTTAACGGGTGGGAATAGAGCTGCAGCAATACCTGCAATTAACATACTAGCGGCCATAACAAAAACAGTTTTAGCTATAAAAGCCCAGCTCAAACTAGGAAGCACGACAAAGTTTCCATCGATAGCGACAGCAATATGTATCTCATCATACTCGCCTTCCATTTCAATTTTGTCGGTAGAACCAAGGAACTCAATCATTTCTGACTCAGACGGCTCTTGTTCGGAGTTAATTTTTTTAGCTAACTCGGACTCTTCTGAAGTAAGACATGCAAATCCTATTTGACAGGAATTATCAGATAGTTGATATATATTTTCCATCAACCTACCCAGGCAGTTGACATTGATGGCTCGTATGGCTTCAGCAGCACTCTTGACATTCAGTTCCCATTCGGAACGAATACCTTTAGCCAAATCACCATGTAAATATACCTTCTTCATATGCCTTATACCTTATAAGGCTTACACTTTTCAAGGTCAAAAAATACAAAATTATCATATAAACAACTATATACTAAAAACGGTATTCCAACAGAAAGTGAAGTTTTAATATCCCGAGGGGAAGGGTGAGAGTCCCCAAATGGATGAGAGTGTACGATGGCTTGTATCTTTTTTTTAATTAAATGAATCCTTGTATTAAGAGAGAAAGACCAAGAACTAGGGTTCTCATTCTTTATTGGGAGGAATTTATTACTAGCAGATAAAACTATACCACAAGACTCCTGGTATCTATTTTTTAAAAAATATTCCCTAGAAGTAAAACACACTTTTTTAATAATCTGTTCATCCATATGTTAAGAAAATCTAGCGCCCTGAGTAGAGGGAAATCCTCCAAAATTTATACCCTTTCTACCAACAGCCTCTTTACCAAAATGACATATACAACTAGATAAGTCTTTCTGGCAAGCGTCAAGAAGCCAAACCTCTTCGCTAGAAGATGGTGAAGGGCTAGGTACCTTAGGGTCTCTAATGCATACGTAGTACGACTCTATAGAGGGTTCTTTTGTCACAGGAATCCTTACTACATCTCCCTTTTGGTACTGTATGTCAGACTCCCAGTAAGGTATAAGTTTCATATTTGACTCTGTAAGGGTTTGTCGAACACCCTGTCGATTTATAAATGTTAACTCAAAAATACCATATACAGAAAAGCGCTGGCCATTAGGTCCCTTTACTGGTAAGCCTTTGTAGCCACAAGACTTCGAATCTCGATACCGAAAGCCACAATAATCAGCTAGAATTTGCCTATCAGGAAATCTAAGATCCCCAATTTCAAGGATAGACGTCATCTCAAACTCTATACTAGCCTTAGAGTCCATGACTTTTCGATTTATATAATATATATCATCAGGCAAGTGAGCATTTGGGTCAGCTTCGCCAAAGGGGTTTGTGCCAGCCACCGCATTACCGTCTTCATCTTGATTTCGGTTCCTGACAACCTCTACGGTATTACCATCGACATCTTTATATTGAAAAGTATTAGCTGGGAAATTGACATCGTCTAAAAATTTAACAAAAGTTCTTTTTCTAGTAACCTTACATCCATGAAAATCATGATTAACAGCAACAATAGAAGAAAGTAATCCAGAAGGGTTTGAGATAGTAAGTTTAGGTCTAGGCAGTCTTCCATCAGATGGAGACTCAAAGTCAGAAGTTTCTATAGGCAGTGGTTGGTATGCTTTTCCTTGCCAGTATAAAGGGTTACTACCATTTATATTAGAAGTAAAACGATAAACTGTTTCTGCGCCCTGAGAAGCGCCAAGAGGTTTTCCATATTTTTCCTCTAGTTCTCGAAAATCTTTTTGAAGATTAGAAAAATCTATTTCAAAAAACTCAACAAGTGCATCTGGTTGTAGCTTAAATAATTCTACGGCGACTTTTTTAAGAGATGGATCTTCTTCTTTCATCATATATAATATAAATTAACTCAATCTTTGTAAACATTCTCCAGCGACCAAGATAGAATAACTCAAGGGTAGATCTTGTACTGGATTATTTGAACTATCATAAAACGAGCTGACTCCTCCGACTTCCTTGTAAGTTGTTAGCGTTTGCCCCAAGTATACATTAGGAGCAGAGTTAGAGCCCCAACAAATAGATTTTCCACCAAGACCTCCTCTTCCAACTCTATCATAATTATAACTACCACTGTCGCCTCCACTTTCCCCTGGTTGTCCAAAAAGACCGCCAGCACCACCTTTCGTTAAAACGTTTCTATATTCTGTAGTGTTGTTAATTGGCTCTCCACCTGAAGCGGCAGTGGCATCAGTTGAAACAGTTCTCTCCCCCAAAGGAAATCCTCCAAGTGCATGACCGCAGCCTCCGCCTCCGCCACCACCCATATTTACGAAATTATAGTTCTTAATTCTAGGGGAATCGGATTGGTAGCCTCCGCCACCTCCACCTCCGCCTCCACCAAAAACTACGCCATTAACTAAATATATGTTAACACCATTAGCTCCTACGTAATCATCGATATATATAGCATCTCCGCCGTCTTCTCCATGATAAGGAGGACTCATGTCGGCATCGATCTGGGTAGGTTGTCCATTTTCATAAACAACACCCTCTGACATCATACCTGCACCACCTTGCCCACCTTTTCCAATAATTTCACAAGGGTCATCTTCCGTACCAATATAAATATTTAATTCAGCCTCATCGCTATATCCGCCTCCAGTAGATATCGCAGGAATCTTAGTATTATTAGAAAGGAACAGGCCCTTAAGTATTACATTTATTTTCTGAATCTCGCCCAAGCTTCGTCCTCCTAGCTTTTCACTAGAAGATATATATTCAGAAAGGTTTACGCTACCCTCAGATAGGCTTTCGATTGATTCGGTCACGAAACCTTCAACAATCTCAGCATTTTCTGAGACTAATATTAGATTCCCAGTTCTAATATTTAATGCAACAAACTCTCCACCATTACTAGGGTCAAGTGGAATATCAGACAGGTCTAATATTGAAGATCTGGCGTAAAGCTGTTTATCTGCGCTTGATAAATTATTATATTCTTCATTAGATATCAGCTCTGGAGCTTGAGTACCAGATGTATTTATTCTAACAAAATTAGAATCATAATAATCATAATATATTTCATTATCCTCATCATACTTAACACCGAGATATAAATAACTCTCTATGTCGGTAGAACACTCTAAAATTTCTTCTATATCAGAAGCTCCATTTGGCACAGCCAATCTTGAAGCATTACCAGAAACAGTACCAACTATATCAAAAAACAAATTCTTACTTCTCTGACTTAATATAGAAACAGAATCATTAATATTATGTATGTCGTAATTTATAATTGTTGATTCTTCTCTTAATGGACGCTCTATTTCTATAGTTAAGCTTTCTTTAACAGAATCCCTCAGTTCTGGATTGACAACAACATTTAAAACGGAAGATGTGGTAATTACATACTCATCCCAATCAGAAGCATTAAAATTACCTGGAGATATATCTTTATTAGCCCTATACAACACGTTCCTGTTGATAGAATTTACGTAATACTGAATAATATTCCCCGCAGTATAGCTTATTGTTGAATCAAACACTGGCTCATCTGCAGGAGCATAAGAATAAGTTATGTTGATTTCTGTATTCTCTTCGGCAGATTTATTTAATGTATCAACGATTCCTCTAGAATCAAACTGGCAGAATAAATTATAAGTTTCACCAGGTGATATTTTATCATCTGCAGGATTATCCATAATGACAGAAGGGTGTTCAGCAACCTCTAACAAGCTTGGCTCGCCAGTTCCATCAACTAAATATAATGCGCCAGTATCAGTATGTATATATTGACTAGAATCAGTGTTATATATAACTATGCCATCATCCAAATTTCCATTAATATTTATATCTGATGAAGAGCTAAGGGTTTGGCTACCGATTTGCAAGCCAGAAGGTATTGATGTTTTATAACTACCCCAATCTAAATTTTTAAATTTATTATTAGTATGAACAGAGTTTGAGGCGGGAGTTATATTTTTAATAAATAGATCTGTCTCTCCATCATTATTAAGAGCTACGGGAATTTTTACATAAAACCCTTGACTAGAAGGTTGTTTATAATTTTGATTAACAGGTATCATCTCTCTAGAAGAAGCGAGCAGTCGTCCTGGTTTTTTATTAATCTTTACTGCTATTTTATCAATCTGATCGTCATCAAGTGGCGTATTTTGCCCTAGAGCGAACTGCTTAAATGTAGCAGATATTGTATGGTTATTACGAAATACATAAGTGTGCGACCAGTTTTCACAGTAAAACCTTCTCTTACGATTATATGGAGCGGGAGGAACAAACAAGAAAGATAAATATCCCAAATGCATTTCTAAAAAGTGAAGAATGGCATAAGCTTCTTGATCGCTTCTGTTTTCAAACTTCAACTCCATTTCAAGCATATTAATATTTTGTTGATTCTCTGGATAATATTGAGTATAAGGGCCGTGTGCAGTGCCGTACCTTTCTATGCTAGGAGAGTGCTTGATATCAAATGGAACAGATGGAGACCAATAAAATTCTCTAGTCCACATATTCCTATTAATTGAAGTAGTACCTTCTTCATCAAGTATCCAGGGCCTATTACCAGATTGAGGGTTCTTAGATTTTGAATAGTAATATTTTTGATTATCATGACAAAATACAACATCGTGCTGATTATAAGTCTCATCCACATCCCACAATGGCGCCTCTCTTACAAATATTTGGTGTGCGATATTTAAAGTTGAAGCTGTAGTATTTTCTATTTTTGCATTCACCGTATGAACATCTTCATTTTCAATTTGATGGTCAAAGTCAAAACAATAAAATCTTCTAGTTAAATTTTCTGTAGTGTTATATGGATAAAATAAACTCTCGCCGTCCATCCTAAACCCAGAAATACCTTGGTCATACTCTAATTGAGTAGTAGGTTTTTGCCTTTCGTGTTGTCCTAAGTTATTTTCAAGGAAATGTAATATAGCATTAGCTTCTCGATTGCTTCTATTACTAAACTGCAGGTTAAACCGCATTCTTAAAGAGTTCACACCAAAAGGAGATACAGAATAGTAGCCGTCTCCATGTTCAAATTTTTTATTAAATGCGCTAAATTCCACAGAAGAGCCATAATCTGCATCAAAAAAGAACTGGTCGCCAGACCAAACAGAATCATTATTTGTAATGTTAACTTGTCCAGCGGACAATGTCACCTCAACACTTCCAGTAAACCTTTCGTAATCAGCAAGGATCTTCTCTCCCTCCCCAAAAGAACCGAGCCATATTAAATCATCGCTAACTCCAATTACCATCAACCTTCTTTGATTAATTGCTTTATTAAAATTAGAAAAATCCAAAACATGCCCGACTCTTATAGTACTTTCGCCATTAGACATCCACCCAGATTCATCGCTACCAATATATTCAACAGTAGCAATATGATTAGATGAGTATGTATAATCAGAAGGTTCGCGGATTTCTATATCAGAAAATATTAACTTAGAACTTTCAACGGCTCCACTAACGTCGGTTCTAGCATAATAAAAAGAACTAGACACAGGACTTCGCACGATATCAAACTGTTTATAGTTCTCGCTCTCGTTAAAATCTCCTTTGTAATTTTGTACAGATGATATATAGTATGCATCAGAGTCTGTCTCACCCTGGACGTTTGTAAATTCGTCCTCAAGCTCAGTTTCAGTTGCGTCATATTTACCTTCAAAAAGAGTGGTTTGGGATGATGAATTAAAATTTTGACCAGATGCATCGTAAGTACTAAGGTTAGACCAGGAGGTTTTCGGTTGCACGGCATTTTCAATCCAGTAGTCAGAATTTACAGATTCCAAATATATAGAATACTGATCTTTATCATTTTGACTAAGAGAGTCCCATTCAGATCTTGTAATGGTTTCGCCTTGTTGGTTTATAAACTTGCTTACGCCATGGGGTCCTTCCCAAGTGTCCTCTTGGTAGTATTTATAATCATCCCATGTGCCTTGACTAGATACAAACGACCTCAATACCGATCTTGATAAGCTAATCTCAAAAGATGAGGTTGCAGACAAGCTTTGTGGATTACGAAAGTTAAGAAGAGGAGAGACTCCAATGGTTGCTCCATCGGAATCATAAGTAAAAGATGATATCTTTGCGTATGGTGCGTCAACATCATCAACTTGACTAGAGTAATACTCGACTATATCACCCTTTTCATACAATTGGGATGGATCCCAAAAACCTTTATATTTACCACTCATTTCAATATCTGCATTACATTAAAATTGCCCACCAAATAAGACCCATCAGAGACCTCCAGGCTTTGACTAGTTACATTACCGATGCAACTAAAGTTTGCTAAATTATTGGACTCATTATCGCTGCCAAAATTCCTAGCTTCAAATAAACTTAATTGTACTTCAAGTTCCCTTATGTTTAAACCCTCAAACGAACCCTGTAGATGTCCGCTTTCGTTCATATTAGGAATGATTTTGTTAGAAGATATACTGCAATTTACTTCTACCTCAGAAAGAGAAACTCTGTAAGGCATCATCGCTCCAGGAACAAACTGGGCGATAGGATGCTCGTTGGCCCGCATTGTATAGTTATATTTTCTCTTAGCGGTTATAGAATAGCTTGCAGATATAAGCTGTATATCATAGCTTTCCTGGGTAGCGAGATTAATTCCATTAGCTGTCACAGTTCCAAAACTTTTCAAACCCTCAGCTGGATTTATTCCATACCTCCACACACCGCCAGCAGCGTTACATACGGTCTCGCTTTGTTTGTCAGGGTCAAGTACGCCGTCTATATAACACCCAGTTTGCACAGGCAAAGACTTAGACTGAACCTCCACTACGCTTCCAAATATTTCGTACTCTGCCCGAGCTCTAATTAAGTTAAAAGGTCGCATCTCAAAAGATAATGATTTTATTCCAGCATTAAAAAACCTATAATTACCAATCCTACCTATCTTAGCAAGCTCAGGAGACATATATCTATTTAATTCAAAAATTTTATGAATACTATTTGTGCCATCAACAGGATCAACATTAAAGTGTTCATCGGAGATAACAAATTCAAAAGATAAATTACCTTTCACACCTGCAGTAGGGACTAATTTCGGGTCATTAATTAATGCTCCTGCAGTACCAACATCATAACCTTCTATTCGAACATCTCTTTGTAATGAGGTTTCAATTGAAAGGTTTGCGCTTGTAGCAAAT